AAATTTTAATTTTGGTTCCAACGGTCGGTCTAGTAAATCAGATGGAGTCTGACTTTTTTGATTACTCTGGACAAGACAAATCTTGGTCATGCAAAAAATACATACACAAGATTACTGCTGGAGTTGAAAAAGAAACAAAACAACAGATAGTAGTCTCTACATGGCAATCAATTTATAAATTGCCAAAGCAATGGTTTGATCAATTTGATGCAGTATTCTTTGATGAATGTCATCAAGCAAAAGCCGAATCAATAAATTTTATTGGACAAAAGCTTTCAAAAGCTTGGTTTAGAATCGGCACAACGGGGACATTACAACAAACACAAGCACATAGATTGAGTATTGAGGGTATACTCGGTCCAGCTGTACAGTTTATACACACAAAAAACCTAATGAATAAAGGTTTATTGGCAAAACTTGGTATAGATTGTGTAATTCTTAAATATAGTGACGAAGAAAAACAATTGTTGAAAAAACAAAAGTATATTGATGAAATAAAATGGATCGTCACAAATGAAAAACGAAACGAATTCATCAAACAACTCGCGCTCCGAACCAAAGGGAATACCCTTATCCTCTTTAATTACGTCGAAACACATGGAAAACCACTCGCAGCTATCTTGGAAGCAGCGGGAACGGATAGAAAAATTTATCTTATACACGGAAAAACAGAAGCTGATGCAAGAGAAAATATCAGAAGAATCATTGACAAAGAAAAAGACGCAATCCTTGTTGCGTCCTTTGGTACTACTTCTGCTGGTATCAATATCGTCAATCTTGATAATATCATATTTGCTTCTCCTACTAAATCAGTAATAAGATTATTGCAAAGCATTGGTCGTGGTTTGCGAGTCTCTGAAAGAAAAAAGACATTAAAAGTTTATGATATTGTAGATGATCTTTCTTGGAAATCTCATAAGAACCATGTATTAAAACACTTTGAAGAACGATTAAAAATATACAAGAAAGAAAAATTTGATTTTAAAATATGTTCAATGAGTTTTAACGACCTTTGAAAGATAAATATTATGGAAGGGAGGACATAATATGTCCGACACACTTCCTGAGAATGAATTCTCAGGCGCATTGCGAATTGTAAAGCTTACCTCCGGAGAAGAATTAATTGGAATGGTAAGCGAATATGCGCCAGATAAAATAAACATAAAACTACCAGCTCTTTTAGAAAATTATTATACAAGAGGGCAAAAAAATGAAATGGTAGAATATGTAAAACTTACAAATTATTTGTTAAATGTCAAAGGGTATGAAGTCAACCTTCCAAGATCTGTAATTGTTTATATTGGTATACCGGCCATAGAATTAGAAAAAATGTATGAAGTATATTTTATGGCTATGCAGTCTGATTCAAAAACAATTATAAGTTCTGGGCCAGAAGATGAAATTGGTTCTGAAAATGGTTTGCAACTTTTGAATGATTTGTTCAATAATCCAGATTTTGTAAATTTTGTAAATGATCTTATTGACAATTTTGAAGGTGTAGAAATTTTAGATGATTCTGATGATGAAGAATGGGACGATGTAGTTGCAGAATCGCCTATAAGCCCTCCGGAGGAAAAGCCGTCCGAAGATGCTCCTAAGAAGAAGAAACGCAAGGCGATGAAGCCTGAAACGAATAAGCTACCTTATAAACCGGAAGCCAACCCAAATACACCAGAGGGTTGGTCAGACAATCCCTTGGACTATATTTAAACTTAATTTTTTAAATTTGATGGAACTGGGTCTTCTTGATCGCCAGCCCAAAGATCAAAATACGAATATTTAAATGTACAATTGGTTTTTTGAATTATTGCATCAGCACTATCTGCCTGAAATTGCATACCATTTAATTTTACTGGAATAATATAATTAAATTTTGCTCTTAAAATTTCACAGTTTGTTGTAGGATCATATAAAAACAAATTTGCCTCATGGTGCCAAGATTGATATAGAGCATTGTGTTCCGTATCATTTTTGATATTTGTAATATTGCGAATCCACGAATAAATGCTCATCCAGTTTGTCAAATCCGAATCAACTATAAATTCAACATTTAAAGTTTCAAAATTTGCTACCATAGTTGGTACTGGAATTGTTGTACCAAGTGTTGTGGGTTGCGGTTGATCGGGAACAGAAATACCCGGAAGATTTGCTCTCTGACACATCAGTTCCATCTGTTTGGTCCCACGACCAAATACCAGACGAAAATAACTGTTATACATCGGGTTAGTGTTTGATGAACATAAACTCATAGAAATATTTATGGTAAAACAAAAACCTCCCGAGTGATCGGGAGGTTTTCGAAGTGTTAATTTAACCGTCTATCAGATTGTGTTACCGTGGAGGTTTCTGATTGCTGTCAAACGGTAGTATTGGTTCAATCCTGCTGTGAGGTTTTGACCATCTGGGCGGTTGGCAGAATCCAGAACGAATGGATTAGCAACTACACCATAGCGGGTCTTGAAGGCAATACGTGGTTGGAAAGTGTTTGGATCAACTGCACGTACCATTTGTAGCGGAACGTATGGGCAGTAGAACAATCCAGCATCGTATGGCGACTCACCCTTATAGCCTGCAACGAAGAAGTTAAATCCAACTGGGCTATATGGATCGATGTATACGCGGATCTTACCACTCAGAATACCAGCAAATGTGCTTTGTGTGTCATCAACATTGAGTTGAGGAGCAATTGCTGGGCTGAGGCTCATGAATCCAGACATGGCGAGGGCGGCTGCGGTATCGCTATCGCAGATTACAAAGTTGCCCTTACCACGGCGAGTTTCCTTGGCAATTTGGTTGCATTCACGTTCGATTTGGAAGCTGAGGCCACGGAAACGTTCAGCAGACCAACGACCGTCTGAGTCATCATCAAGATCATATACACCACCACCTGAGGCGGCTGCGGTGAGATCTGGTTGTTGAGAACCATTTCTTGCAACAAAGTAAATTGTCTTGACGATTTCACGGTTGATTTCGGCAAGAATTTCTGTGCTGAGTAGGTTTGCCAATTCAGCTTCAGCATCTAGACCGTGAACAGCCTTGAGGTCTTGAGCCAATTCAACTGTGTAGTTGCTGCTCAGTGCACGTGTACGAGCTTCTACAGCAACGCGGTCAATTGTGAACGACATTTGGTTCCAAGTGCCGTAATAAGCACTTCCGGGTGTCAGTAATCCACCGCTAAGTCCATTTGGATTGTTACCAATTCCTTCGCCATTAGCTGTAATGATACCTCTAAGTTGTCCAAGAATATTTGCGTTTGTTGGACGGATGCTGGCAGAGTTACCGTAATTCAAACCAAATCCAGCAGAAAGACCATTGTAGCCAGTTGGCAAGGTCCAACCAGAGCCACCGTAAGATGGTTGTGGCTCTTGGAACATAGCTTCGGCATAACCGACTTGTCCGTAAGTTCTTCCAGTACCAGCATATTGGTAATTGGAACGCATGGCAAAGATGAGGCCGGTTGGAGCAGTCATTGGCTGAACGCCGCAGATGTCATAAGCCATCAAGTTTGGCATGGAACGGCGAACCAACGAAATTAGTACTGGATCATAACCAGCTACTTGTGGGTTCAAACCGTTGTTGGTGAAAGAAGTTGGCATTCCGAGGTTGCCGGATGACATGTCTTCTGTGAGGTGTTGGCTACGAAGAGCTTGTTCTTGGTTCTCCAAAAGAACTGCAGTAACTTTCTTACGGTAGTCATCTTGGATAGAAGGAAGAGCATCGTGACCAAGCACTGGCTCCCACTTCTCGGTTAATACGTCATATGGTGTGTTGTCTGCGAATTGCATTTTTTAGTTATCTCCTGTGAGTAAAATTATTTAGTAAAAATTGTTTTTTAGACTTTCTTGTTTAGTCTACCCAAGGCACCAACGTAACCTTCTACTAAGGTTGTTGGATTACCCTTTACTGTTGAAAAAGTTTGTTCTGGATCTGGTGTGCGTGTTGGAACAGAAACTCTTGCTGTATCAATATAGTTTTCTTTGATTACAACTAGCTTATTTCGGTACTCTTCTGTGTCAGCAAAAGAAACGTTTTCCATCAAATTTTGAAGTTTAGAAATTTGTGTATCGGCCAAATTTTTAGTTTCGGCTACAAAAATTCCAGCACATTCTGTCAACTCAATTTGCTTGCGAAGAGCAATATTGGTGTTGAAAGATTCGTTTAGCTTCTCTTCAAGTTGACGGTTTTGTGCATAGAGCTCATCAAGAACATTATACTTCTCGTTTGGAACATCAATGTAGTGGTTCTCAAAGAGATTCTTTAGGCCGGTGATGAAGTTTTCTGCAATTTGTGTTTTGATGCCTTGTTCAACAGAAACGGCGTTTTCTGTCATCCACTCTTCAACAACATAGTCCAGATAATCATCAACCTTCTCAACGAGAGATTCTGTGACGTTATCAAGATATGTCTTTACGTTACCATCGACATCTTCAACGATTGCGGCGACTGTGCGCTCAACTCGATCTGTGACTGCAGCTTCAAAAATTCCTTCAAGCTTTGCAACCAAATCTTCGGATGCATTATCCTCACCCAATAGTGAAATCAGAGCTGAACGGAATTGAGCACGTGTTTGCTCTTCGACTTCCTCAACGTCTGAATCTGGCTCAGGTGTCGATTCTTCCATTTCCTCTTCGGCTTCTTCATTCTCTGTTTCTTCTTGTGATTGTTGTGGTGCAGAAGAACGCATAGCATGCATTGCCATGCTGCTAGGAACAACAGGTACTTGTTGTGGTGTTGTTACAGGAACGGCTGAAATTACTGGTGATGGGGTCATCGAACCTCGTCCACTAAGATCGAAGTCTGGCTTTCCATCAGAAATAGCGCCAAGACCCATGGCCTCGGCAGCAGCTTCAGAGATTGTATATTTTTTGTTGTTTTTCATATTCAAAGGATCCTTAATTTGTAAAATTATTTATATTAAATTGTTTCTCAAGGAATTAAACCTTGTTGTTTTGCTTTAGTTCTAACTTCTATAGCTTTCATTTGTTTGGACAAACGTTCTGTTTCGGCATCGTAGTCAGCTTGTTGTTTTTCTTGTGGGCTTATAATTTTGCTTGGTTTCTTTTCTGGAATTACAAATTTTGTCCACGGAGAACCTGCACCCTGAGCGGCAAGTTCCATTTGGCTTTGGCCAATTTTTCCTAGTTGTGCCTCAATCCAAGTTTTGCCAGAAATTTCTTCAGCTTGTTTGCCTAGACTGGAAAGTGCCTTAGCCCCATATTTTCCAAGGGGGCCAGCTTTTCCAACAATAGAGCTTGCCGCTTTTCCTAAAACTCCCCCGGCCAAAGCACCAATCCCCGCTGCAGTTCCTGCGCCGACTAACTTTAGAAGAGGATTTGAGTCTTCAACTTCTTCGTCGTCGCTGCTTTCTTCTCTGGCATCACCCATCATTATCTCACCAAAACCGGGTTGCGATTCTGTTTTTTTCTTTCTGGATTTGCCTGAACCAAATCCACCTTCTGGTGTTTCATTTGGGGCTTTTGGATTTTTATTTTCAGGTTGCTCTAAAATATAGAGCTGTTCATAGGAATTTTTGTTCTTAAAAACTGAATCTTGGGGATTTCTTTCAATCTTGTTTTCTATCATCAAAACAAGATAATTTTTGGTATCAGATGGAAATTTGTATGTCATGAAAGTTTATTGAAGAATTCTTCGAATACCTTTACGATGTTCTTATTAAGATCTCTTTTTGAGGAAGATTTGATAAGCTTAACGGCTGAATCTTTTTGTCTTTCTGTCCAAATTCCATTTTCAAAAATCCATTCTCTACCTTCCATGATGCCGTTTACGAAAGCATTGGGGGCTGAAGGATCTGCAACAATATCGATTGCAGCAAGCATAAAGTCTTCTTGGACTTCTTGGAATCCATTACGGGACTTGAGCGAACCCATACCTCTTGTGGAAACTCCAAGCTGAGCGCCCTCGTCAATTAAATTCTTAACAATACGGCCCATTGG